CTCATCGCCGCTTCGCTGGCCGCCGCCTGGGGACTTGTGATGGCCAAGGACAACAATGCTCGCGGCTAAGTTTATCGCCGCCGCCTTGGTCTTCGCTGGCTACCTGCTACTCCCCGGCTGCGTGACGGTTGGCTACGACTTTGTGAAGCAGCAGGCAACCGTGACCGTGACCCCGAGCACCAAGGGACTCGCTAAGTAAGCAATGTGGAGCTGGCTACTGAATCTATTTGGCAAAAAGTCCGACGCTTCCCTAGCGCCGGCCTCGCCGAATTTGCCCTCCGTTGCCACAATGAACTTCACCGTCGAGCGGCCGCTGATGAGCTTCGACGAGCGCAGGGTCAGCACGCCGAACAAGGGGAGCAACGTGATCATCCCGCAAGCGGTGGTCCTGCATCACTCGGACGGCAGCTACCGGGGCGGCTGCGAGTGGATCAGCAATCCGGCAAGTAAAGTGAGTTATCACGTCCTCATCGCCCGCGACGGCCGCCGCACCGTGTTCTGCAACGACAGCGAGCGCGCCTGGCATGCTGGCAAAAGCAACTGGATGGGGCGCGGCGACCTTAACTCATGGAGCCTTGGCCTCGCCTGGGAGGGCAACACCTATGACTACCCATTGGGCGACGATGCCATGGCATCCGCCATCGAGTGGCTGGCCCCGCGACTGCGCAAGTGGGGCATCCCGATGAGCATGGTCGTTACGCACCAGCAGGTTTCGCCGAGCAGGAAGACGGACATTTCCCCCGGTGACGCGGCAAGATTTCGCAGCAAACTGGAAGAAGCATTGAACTAATTATATGGCAAAAACAATTTCACAGATCACCGAAGAACTCGCCGCAACACCGGAAGCAGCTGACCTTCTTGTTATTTCCGATGGCGGTGTGACCAAGAAGATCTCGGTCAGCAACCTTGTGTCGGCCGCTCTCAACCTCTCGGGCAACAAGACTGTGTTTGAAGGCGTGAACCTAGTGCTCGGCACCACGACCGGCACCAAGGTTGGCACGGCGACCGCGCAAAAGCTCGGCTTCTACAACGCCACGCCGGTCGTTCAGCCCACCGCCGTGGCCAACGCAACGGACGCCGCCAGCGTCATCACCCAACTCAACGCCCTACTCGGCAAGCTGCGCGCCCTCGGTCTTATCGCCACTTAATGTCCCTTGAAAGTCCAGTCCAGCGCGACGGCGACATGGGATTCATCGGCTACTCCAGCCGAATGAACCCTGTCACCTTGCCCGCTGGCATGCTCCAACTCAGCGAGAACATGCGGCTTGACCGCGGCGTGGCCGTGACAAGGCGCGGGCTCAAGCGGCTGGCTGACGACATTTCGCCGGGCGAGGTGCCGCTGACTGTGCCCTTCGTCTTTACCGATCCCGGCCCCATCGTCCGCAATAGCTACGATGGCGGCATCTTCGCAGCGTCCGTCATGCGCTCGCCGGACGAGGCCAACAGCATGGAGGTCACCCTGCTGGCAGCCGCTGACCGAGCCTACGTCTACCTGACGGACGGCAGCCTTCAGTTCTCAGCCGCCTGGGCCAGCGGAGTGCTCGCCGTAGACAACGACAACAACCTTGACCTCGGCAGCGGCGAAGAGCTGGTCATCGCTCGCCTCCCCTCTTCGATCACCTACCCCTCCGGCGAAAGCGTGCAGCCCTCGGACAACGTATCGATGGTGCAGGCGTTTGACCGCATGTACCTCTTCCGCGAGGCCGACGCCACGCAGGCCGGCTACGAGCAAAAGTACACCACGGCGAGCGGCATCTCAGTCGCCGGAACGGTCGCCACAGTCTATGTGACCGACCACGGCTACCCCGCCGGCGCCCGCGTGCGCATCGAGGGAAGCAGCAGCGCGGCCTTCGATGGGCATGAGTTTCAAGTCGAGGCTGCCAGCCTCAACGCCAACGATTTCACCATCGCCGTCCCGACCGGCACACCCTCGGACTCCTCGGCCAACATCAAGGTGCGACGGGTCAAGGCTCCGCTTTACTGGGCCGGCGACCCTGCCACTGGCTTTGTCCGTTCCACGGCTGGCGTCCCAGACGTTGGCGTGACCTTCCGGCGCCTCCGCTCGGCGCCTTGGGGCAACTACATCGGCAACCGCCTGGTCATCCCTGACGGCAAGCAGAACGTCATGCTCAGCGATGTGCTTGACCCAGATGTTTTTGACAATTTCTGGCAGTCCTTCCGGGTTGGCGTTGGCGGCAACGACAAGATCGTGGCCGTGCATCCCTGGGTGGACAACGCGGTCTTGGTCTTCTGCCGCAAAAGCATCTGGATTGCTACCATCTCGCAAACCTCGGCGGTGGACGGCAGCGATGTTGCGATCAACACCGCAGTCACCCGCCTCGACCTGCTGACCGACGAGATCGGCTGCGCGGCCCGCCGGACGATCTGCACGGCCGGCCAGTTTATCTATTTCCTCTCCGACTCCGGCGTCTACCGGCTGGACACCAAGCTGGACCTCAAGCTCCGCGGCGAGACCAAGCCATTGAGCGACCCCATCGCCGACCAGCTGCAAGGACTGCGGGCTGACCTCGTTGAGTACGCCACGGCACTGTATTTCGACAACCGCTACTTCCTCGCCGTTCCCCTGTCTACGAGCAAAGGCAGCAACAACGGAGTCTTTATCTACAACCAACTTAACCAGGCTTGGGAGACCCGCGACATCTACGGCGTGGGCGTCAACGACTTCTTGGTCGCCGACATCGCTGACCGTCGCCGCGTAATGATCAGCAGCCAAGCCGGCAAGCTGATGCTCATGGACGAGGTCGAGGCAGGCGACGAGTCTGCGGACGCTGAGGCCAACCGCACCATCGCGGTGCCCGGCAAGATCCGCACGCGCCGCTACGGCATGGGGACGATGAGCAGCAAGCGCTTCACCCGCGCCCTGGCTGACGCCGTGCTGCCCAACACCGGGTCCATCACCGTGACGGCCAACCTGCGCAACCCAGACAAGACCGAACTCTTGGTGCCCGGGCTGGAAAACACCACAGGCTCCGGCAACGACTACAGCTTGAAGTTGCCGATCCGGGCCAAGGCTCACTACTGCGAGCTGGAAATCCTAACCAACGCCAACCGGCCGGAGATCCGCAACATCTCAATTGAGGCCGCCATCCCTAGCCTCCCGCAAACCGAAACACGTCACGCAGCTTAAACTATTATGGCAACTATCACTGTAACCAAAGGACACAACGCACCGACCGGATTTGTCACCGGCGACACCGTCACGCCGGACACGCTTAACGCCGCGCAGACCCCGGGTGTGGCAATCAGCAACATCGTGGACGCCGACCTTTCAGCCAGCGCCCAAATCGCCTTCTCCAAGCTGGCAACCGGCGCATTGCCCGCGGCGATCACCGTGGCGGCGGCCAACATAATCGATGCATCGGTCACCCCTGCCAAGTTGAGCGGTGCGCAAACTGGCTCGGCGCCGATCTATGGTGCCCGGGCGTGGGTGAACATCAATGGCGCAACGGCAAACAACTTGGACTTTACCTACACGACCTCAAGCGTTGGCACCCTTGTCGTTGTGACCACAGCCTCGGCGCACGGCCTTAGAGTGGGGCATGTGGTCTACCTTGACTTTACAACCGGTGGAGCGCAGCGCCCAACAAGCAGGGCTTACACGCTGACTGCGGTGGGGCCGGAAAACACAAAGTTCAATGCCGTTGGCGATGTTAAGGCTTCAGACACAACCGGCCAAGGAACACTTCGCAGAAGGACTGTGCGTGCCTCTGGCAATGTCGCCTGCGTGTCCCCGGTCAACGACTCTGAAACGAGCGCGGAATTTGCCGTCAACTTTGCAGTGGCACTTCCAGACGCGGACTATGCTGTTGCCGGCCTTTCGGCCCGAAGCGCGGTCGCCCAAGACAACATCGTCACGGCTAGGTCCACCGATGTGAAGACAGCAGACGCCTGCGTGATCCGCGCCGCCACCGGTGCTGGGTCGCAGCTCACGTCCTGTCCCTTGATCACGGCGATGTTCATCCGATGACCCCATGGGAAAAAGCAGCACAATGGCAACAGGATCACTGCCCGGACGAGCGACTCATCGAGGCTATCGCGGACTGCGTGGCCAATGGATTAGTCTACTCGTGCAGCGACCTGTTCTTGCTGGCCTGGGAGGCACATTGGAATGAAGACGAAGGGCGCATCACGGCCGGAGACCCCAATGCGTGGGTCTGCAAGCTGGCTGCCGGCCACGATGTCATTTGGGCAGGCATGCGCGTTGCTCCGCACGCCCACAAGTATTTGGTCTGGCAGCGCAACAACGACGGCCGCTGGCGGGCACACCGCTGGGACAAACTGAGCAAACGATTTAACAATTAGGAGGACAACATTATGGGAATGGGAGGATCATCACCAACAGCACCAACACTTGACCTGGAGCAATCTGCAAGTCTGCTGCGCCAACAGCTCGCCATCCAGCGGGAGCAGCTGCCAGCCATGTCAGTTGCAGCTGGCAACGCATCTCGGCAGGAGAGCCGCAGGAATATTGACTTCGGCCTCCGACTGCTCGGCGACCAACGGCTCCGCAGCAGCTACGAAGCAGCTTTGCCCGATGAGATGCGCCGGCGCAGCAGCCTCCTTGGTCAGCTTGACGCTGCCCAGTCATCCGCACCGGAGTACACGCGGTTCCAAGAGCAGCTTCAAGGTGCAGTCGGCGAGCGTGCTGGCATGCTTTCCGCCCAGGACACCCGGGACGCCACGCAGCAGGCGCGCTCAGCCATGGCCGCCCGAGGGATGGCGACAGGCAGCGCTGGCATCGGTGCCGAGTTGCTTAACCGTGATCGTTTCGTCCAGCAGCGCAGGGCTCAAGACCTCGGCATCCTCGGGCAGTCTGCCCAGCTGGCTGAGCAGGAGCGCATGCGGAAGATGGGTCTCGGCCAAGACGCTTACAACTTCAGCATGTCCACCAACCCCGCGCTCATGGCTATGGGCATTGGCTCGCCGTTTGCCAACCTGACGCAGAATTCAATGGCCATGGTGGGCGGTGCACAGGGGCTGAGCCCGATGTATTCGGGTGGACAGTTTAGCTCAGGTGGAGCTGGCGGTGCGCTGATGGGCGGCGGCATGGGAGCCGTATCTGGAGCCATGGCCGGCGCGCCTCTTGGTCCTTATGGAATAGCTGCAGGAGCCGCGCTCGGTGGAATTACCGGTGCCATCGGCGGATCACGCTAACAATTAACAAGGAGAACAAATAACATGACACCAGCACAATTCTGGGCAATCGAGCAGGGCAACCAGCAGAACCGGCAGGAGCTTATGCAGGGGCAGATGAACAACGTGATGAGCGGAATTTCCGGTCTTGCGCAGACATACAGCGACAACAAGGCAATGGAGGCCAAGGCGTCCAGCTATGACAAGATCGGTGACATCTTGGGTAGCGCAATGTTCAACGGCAACGACGTTGCCATAAACGCACTTGGCGAGCTGAAGAAGTCTAAAGACCCGCGCGAGAAAGTCATGGGCTACGAGGCGCTGCTGTCGTTTGTTGGACCTTACAGCAACTTCATGATGGCCAACCAGCGCATCGGCGTGCAGCAGGCTGGGCAGGCTCAGGCGGCTCGGATGCCGGGCGTGCGCAACCAAGCGGCAGCGCAAGCACAGGTCGCCGCCGGCCAAGGCCGGATGACCACGCTTCCTTCCAATATCAACGCCGACGCCATTCCCTGACATGCCCCCACGCAACAACCAACTACCCCCGCCGGTTGAGCCGGACCTCCCAGCCTTGGAGCCTGGTGAGGAGGCCGTGCCGCTTGATGCCATGGACGAAATGAATGGCATGAGCGGGATGGATTACGGAACGCCAGCCGATGTCTACAGCGATGTCGCTGCCGAGCCATTGCCGCAGACCGGCATGGCTTTTGACATCAATGCGCTTAAAGTGCAGACCCGCGAGGACTTCGATGCGTTGCCATTGGAAACGCAGGAGTTGCTCAAGGCGATGAAGCGGGGCGTGCAGTTTACCCAAGAGGGCGCGGCGCAGTTTGTGCTCAAACAGCAGGAGTCGCGTATGCAGCAGCAACAGAAGATGGCCATGATGGAAGCTGACCCAGTGCGGCAGGAGCAGACGCGCAAGCTGAGGACGGAGGCGGACATCATTGAGGAAAACCGAGCGCGCGCAATGCAGAAGACCCTCGACACGGCGTCCTACATGGATGACTTGCTAGAAAAGACCAAAACACACCCCGGGCGGCAATACGCCACGGGCAAAAGCAGCATCCTGCCAAAGGTTCCCGGCACGGCTCCGGCGGATTTCCAAGTTCTGCTTGACCAGATCGGAGGGCAGCAGTTCTTGCAGGCGTTTGAAACACTCAAGGGCGGCGGGCAGATCACCGAGGTGGAGGGCCGCAAGGCGACCGACGCCATGGCCAGGATGAACCCCCGGCAGAGCGAGGAGTCCTTTTTGCAGGGCGTCAGCGAGTTTCAAAACATCGTGCGTTCTGCCAAGGAGCGCGCCAGCACCAAGATCAAACCCCAAGATTCCCCATCAACGCCGGCCGCCCAAAGCGCGGCCCCGCGTCAGCGTAAAACAGTAGCAGGAACAACCTACGAAAAAGGAGCTGACGCAAGATGGTACCAGGTTCGATAGGACTGACTGACGAAGAGCTGTCCGCATTGGAAGCGCAGCAGGGACAGCCGGAGATCACCACCGGGCTGGTGGACCGCCTTGCCGCATCCCCTGCTCCGGCCCAAGGCTTTACCGACCGGCAGCTTGATGCGCTGCCAGTGCTGGCCTCCACGCCGTTTGCCCGCGAGCGTGGCATTGCCCTACCGCCCGAAGCTCCCGCGGAGCCGGAGCCGATGACGGACTACGAGCTAAACCAGCTCGAGGAGGAAAACTACCGCCGCGTGGACTACATCATGCCGCAGGAAGAATTCCGGCAGTACTGGACGCGGCGGACGGAGGAGAACAACGAGGTCGGCCGTTTTATCGAAGGTGTGGGACAAGGTGCCGCGGGCATGCTCGCCATGATCCCCGAGGCCGGACGCGAGATCCGCGACGGCATGGTCGGCATGGTCACCGATCCGGTTAACCAAGTGCAGCGCAACGTGCAGACCGGCGCCGAAACTATCCGCAAGGCCGGCATCAACATGGTGCAGCTTTTCGATTGGGTAGGCAACAAGGTCGATGACGCCACGACTTGGGCGAAGCGGCGCGGGCTGAAGCACCAGGCATTGGCCAAGCGCCTTGAGCAGGAGGGCAAACTGACCGGCGATGAGTTGCAGGACGCCAACATCATTGCCGCGGCGGCCAGCGAGGCGGACGCCATGGAGCCGACGCCGGTGGAAAATGAGGAGGACTTCGACAAGGCTTATGATCGCTACCAGCGCGAGAAGTCGCTGGAGCAGGAGTTCGCAGGAGTGACAGATTTTCAAGTGGGTGCCAGCAAGATGGCCGCACCAGCGACCAGCAAGGAGGCTTACCAGATCACCAACGAGCAGCCTGCGGAGACGCTGTCGATGATCGGCTCAATGGCCCTCGACCCGGTCAACTTGGTGCCTCTGGGTGCGGGCGCGCTGAGCAAGCTGCGTGTGCTACGGCGGACGGCGACCCTAGCCGGCGCTCCGCTCCGGGGTGTGCAGCGTGCGGCGGATGCCACGGCAGACCTCGCCGAGCGGATGGAGTTTGGTATCAGCAGCCGCGTGCAGGACATCACCGGACTGACGGCCAAGCAGCAGGCGGCACTAGGCGCCGGTGCGGCCGGTGCGGCGGTCTATGCGGACGCAGCGGGCGGCGGGGGCAATGTGACCGCCGCGGTGACGGCCCTGGGCAGCGTGCTGCCGGGGCTGCGCTACGGCGGTGCGATCATCCGCAAGACCGGCGCGGCGGCCGGCGGTGCGGCGACCATCATCCGCGAGGCGGGTGTAGGCGGCATCGGCACGGCCCGGGCGGAAGCAGCGGCTGACTTGGCGCGCATGACGGCGATCCCTGAGCGCTACCGCAAATACTTTACAGGCTACGTTGACGGCACCGATAGCACACTCAAGCGGGTGGCGCAGGACGCTGGCAACCCCGAGGCACTGCGCCGTGTGGCTCGCTTTGCCGACCGCGCTGGCGTGACCACAGCGGCGCGCCTAGCTGACGACGTGACCAGCGGGGCAGTAGCGGCCGGGATCACCGGAGCACCTTTTGCGGCCCTGCAGCCGGATGCCGAGCGCGCCGGTGAAGTCTTCGGCGGCATCATGGCCCTCGGCGGTGCTGGAGGACTGGTCGGCGGTGCCATAGGTCGCCGGAGCACGGCGCCGGACGCAGATGTGGCTCGGATGATGGCCGATGTCTATGCCGTGGGCGGCAATGTGGACGCGCTGTCGGTGCTGCCACATGCCTCACTGGACCGCATGGCGGCCATGCAGGGCGTGCTGGCAGGCAAGGTGGATTTTGTTCCTCTCAAGGCGGACGAATACCGGATGAACAAGGATGTCTCGGCGACCAGCGGTGAGTTGGCCGCGGGACTGTTCCTCGAGAAGGACGCCAACGGACGCGCCAGGGTCTTCATCAATCTCGACGCACGCAAGTCAGCCGGCGGTGTCGGGGCCATCGTGCCGCATGAGATTGGCCACGCCATCCTGACCAGCAACATTTTGGACGGTCAGCCGCGCAACGATCTGCGCAACTTGGTCAACCAGCAGTATGGGGCAGACGGCGTGCAGGCCCGCGGCCGCGAGTATGTCGGCCGCTTGGTCGATGGAGACATTCAAAACGGAACAACCGGGGAACTGCCCCAAGTGCTCACTGAGCAGGAGTTCCGCGACCTTGAGAGTGGCAACAAGTCTCCATCGGACATCGCCAAGGGCCGCAAGCTGGAGCCGAGCGAGCGCGAAAGGCTGATCAACGAACGCTACGAGGAACTGTCGCAGCGCAGCATTGAGCGCGGCGAGGACGCCCTGGACTGGGCGCGCGACGAGGTGATCGCCGAGACGTTTGCCAGCGAGGCTCCGGCCATTGACTTCCGCGGCATCCGCCGTGACGGGGCGTTTCCACGCCTGGCTGAGTCAATGCTGGCCGCCGGCGGGCGCGTGCTGGAGGTGATGGGTGTGCGGCTGGACGGCGGCACCGGCAAGATGCTGGACAATCCGTCTGTTCTTTTCCGCGACAACCCGCTCTTCCAAGACCGCATCATGCAGAAGCGGGTGAAGGAGTATGTGCGCGCCTACGATCAGTACTTGGTCGGCCTCGAGGAGGCCGGCAGCGCAACACCCCGCGGCGTAGAGCTGGCGCGGAGCAGCCGCCCGGAGGACATGGCGCGCAGTACGCACGTCAAGCTGCGGGACGAAGGCCGCGGCGTGCTGGAGAATGACTTTCTGTTCCAAAAGCCGGACGGCACCTACGCCTACAAGCCGCAGCCGATCATCAATGCCGCCGAGGCCAACCGCGCAGCGCAGATCAAGACGCTGTACGACGCCAAGAAGTTTGTGCCGGTCAACTCAACCGAGTTTGGCAAGCGCAAGGTCAACGGACGCGAGGTGATCGGCGGGCCGGTGCTGCCGCCGCAGTTTGACCTCTTCACGCAATTCCCGCAGCACGTCCGCCAGTTTGCCCGGGGCATGGAGGCCAGCCGTGCCGAGGGCGGAAGCTGGAACATCGACTACAACGCCATCGGCACCGGATCGAGCGGACGCTACCGCATCACCAACATGGGTGCCGTGCGCGCCATCCAGCGCGAGACCGTGCCGTTCGGCTGGCAGGTGACTAAGCAGAACCACCTACTGGCCGCCTCGCTTGACCTCAACGCCTTCCGCGCGTCCGCCATGAGGGCGATCAACAAGGGCGAGTTGGGCATCTTTAACAACGACATGAAGCAGGTGGAGGCCGACCTCAAGACCTACCTAGCCAACCATCGCAACGGGCGCCCCGGCGAAATGACCATCGGACAGCAGAAGCGCGACACCCTCAACGGACTCATCGGCACCGGAACGGCCGTGCAGCGCGCCGCTAACCCGCTCTACGCCGAGCTGAACCCCCGGGGCAGCATCCGCACTTGGCGCATCGACCGGCTCAACGATGCCCAGCCGAGCGGACGCACTGGCTACTTTTTCGACTACGACAAGATCAACAACAACCGCATGCCCCAGCAGATCCCGCGGGGGGCTCAGGGGATGCCGGATGCCCCGGTTTCTGGTAGGGGTGATGGGATGAGCGAGCGGTGGGATGCCTATACCGAAAGCCTGCTTGATGACGTGGAGTCATGGGCGAACGCGCGCGACACCGGCAGGATTGACTACGACATGCAGGATGTTGTGCAGAGCTTTGTGGACTTTGCCCGCAAGAATTCGCAGCTGGCCGGCGACGATTTGGCCAAGGCGTTTTACCGCGCTGAGAAACCGACCGCCTCGCAGCGCAAGAAGCTCAATGCGGCGCTGGAGAATGTTGGTCAGCCGCCGCGCGCAGCCGCCCCGCGCGCTCAAGCCATGCCAGACTCCCTCGAGTCCGTTCCCACCGACCAACTCCTACGCCAATACGAGGAGAACCAAGGCTACCTCGGGCTGTCCACTTTGGGCATGCGTGAGGGCCGTCCGGTGCGTGGCGGTGCTGCGCAGACCCGCGAGCTGCTCCGGCGCAACGAGGCTATCAGCGCAGAGCTGGAGCGCCGCGGCGTGCGGTCGGAAGATGCGCAGTTGCAGCGGGCGTTGCAGAGGCGTGGGCAGGCGATGCCGGATGCTGCGCCTGCAGGCGATCAAGGCGTGGCCATGCCGAAGGGCACCGTGACGCAGCTCACCGATACCGCACGCAAAGCGATTCCCCGGCTGCCGAAGGGGGCTTCAAGCGTTCCTAAGTTGGTGATACGGCGCAAAGACAAGCCAGACGCCGTGGTGGATGGCGGCAACCCTAAAAGCTGGAAGGACTACACGGGCCAGCACTGGATGCCGCTGCCAAACGTCAAACTCGACAAGGTCAAGGGTGTGTCATTTTCCAAGCAGGACATCTACGATGTTGCCCGGACAGACCGAGCGCGAGCGCAGGCCGACGCGCAACAGTCAGTGCGGGCGGCGGCGCTGGCCGCGGCTGACCCAATGAAGTTTGTCGATCCGGTTGGGTACTCGGAGATCATGCGCGCCTCGGGCGTTGTCGGAGATATTCTGATCCCTCCAAGCGGATTGAAGCTGATGCTGACCGACCCCGCGGCATTTGTCGGACTGCTTGACGGCGGCTTTCACGGCAAGCGCACGGTGCCAGGAACACGCGCGGCTGCTATGCAAGGTCTGGACGGAGTGACCGACATGCGGCAACTGGTGGGTGGGCAACCGTCGCCATTCAACACGGCGCTGCACCATTACTGGGGCACGCTTTCCAAGCAGCTTGATGTGGTCAACCAAGAAGCGGCGTGGATGCGCACCGTGCTGGACCCAGCAATCATTGAAGCCATTGACATGTCGGTCCAGGGCAAGTTCAACATGACGCCAAAGGCCTGGGAGGCTTTGGTGGCCAAAGCTCTCGACGGCACCAAGGGAGATTTTCGCGGCAAGGGCAACAACGCCAAGGCGAACGCTAATTCGTTCTACAAGGCGCTGGCTTACCACAACGGGCGGTGGGACGAGGTGGCTGCGCTTTACGCCAACAACAACGCCATCGACATGCGCGCTCAGTTCAACGCACTTGGGCACGGCAAGGTCGGCATGAAGAATAAGGTGCAGGGCTTCGTGGGCTTGAGCTTTGGAGTCAAGGGCAGTGTGCTGGATCGCTGGCGCTTTGTTGACCTTTACCTGCCGGACGTGATGAAGCTGACCGGCGCGGCAACACCGGAGCAATACTTCAAGTATGTCGGCGCGCAAAAAGTTATCCCGCAAGATCCCATCGGCATCTACAAAAACTACGGCACGCTTGAAAACGGAAACCCAGCGTTCAGCCTCGCCCTCTACAACTCCCTTGATAGCGTGGCGCAGGTGGCGATCAACAACTCACCGGAGCTGCGCAACTACCTCGGCGCCCACGCCGATCCCGGCGGCCTGCACTGGGCTACCTGGAACGCAATTAAGAACGAGGCGGTTGGGCACTCGTCCTTAGACATCACGAAGAACTTCGTCCGCAAATACGGGCGCAACGGCACGGCGAGCGACTTCGCGCAGTTCATGCGCACGGCCGAGGGCTTCGTCGAGGGTTCCAACGACGCCGGACAAACCATTCGACTTTCCCTTAAAAATGGTGCATTTAATTACCTAGAACAATGAGCGGATTCCCTGCAGATTTTACCGACGACCCGGACGACACGGCTGAAAACGTGGACGGCATGATCGGGGCCGCTGAGAAAGTGTACGGCCGGCGTTTGACCGCCCAAGAGCGGCGCGAGGTCATTGCCATGGTCACTGACCGCGACCCGTCTGAGTTTCCGGTGCGGCGACCAGCAGAGCCAGCACCGGCAGGACTAGACGACCTATAGCTCCCCCGCCAAGCGCGGTGCAGGAGACTCGGAGCCCGCTACGGCGGGCTTCGTCATGTCTGCCACACCGCCAGCCACACTCCCCGAAGACCCGCATGGATGCTGCGCACAGCAGCTTATTACAAATCAGGTGCTCTACCAGCTGAGCTATGCCGGCGAAATCATATTCTAGAGTAAACGTCTGTCCACAAGTGTCCCATAAGGGCTCTACAATCAAATCTTTCTGCCACACAATCTGCCACACTGCTGCCACACTTTGGCACAGTGCTGGCACAGTCGGTTGACAAGAGCCCGCGGGCGGCCGCATATTGCTGCGCATGGACACCACCATTAAGCACCGAGGACTGACCGGAACACTCCACAAGATCGGCGCCTCGCCGTTCTACCGATTGCACTTTCGACACCCATCCTCGATGGAGCGGCAACGCATTAGCCTGGCTACCTCGGACCTGTCGATGGCCAAGGCCAAGGCGAAAGCCATTCTTGAGCAGACGGCGACCGAAGGGCTGGGCGCCCTCAAGGACTTCACCCGGAAGACTTCCTCCGAATCGATTGGTGCGGCGTGCGATCATTACTTGCAGACAAGCAAGGTAGATTCCCGCAAGGACAACGTCAACGCACTGCTGGTTGTCCTGCGGGACGGCCTGGGCGTGACTGACCGAGAGAAACTCCGCGCGCTTCCCCTCACCCGCCTCAACCGGAAGCTGGTCTCCGACTTCCTGCGCAAGACGCAGCTGGCGCCGGCCTCGCAGAAGACCAACCTCGCCATGGGCCGCGCGGTCTTCTGCCGGGCGAATGACTGGGAGGGCTTTGACTTGCCGGACCTCGCCGAGTTCCGCGATGCGACCGCCAAGACCGGCATCCGGGCGAACCTCGATGCCTTTGTTCCCCTCACCGCGGACGTGCTGGCAACCCTAGAGGAGAAGAGCAAGCTGGCCGGCGGCGGGATTCGCAGGGCGTTCCTGCTGGCTCGCCGCTGCGGCATGACGCCAACTGAAATTGCGGCGTGCCGGAAGGGCTGGATCGAAAAGCGGGGCGGCAAGCATGAGCTGCTACTTGTACAGCGGCCGGACGAGGGCTTCACGCTCAAGACCGGATCGCGGCGGCAGCGGCAGATTGTGCTCCCCGATGCGGTCGCCGCGGAGCTGCTGGAGGCTGACGACTACATGGTGCCCGGAGGGACAACGTACACACGGCACAACTGGTGCATGCGCATCATGAACAACTGGCTGCGGGAGTTCCTGCCCGGGCGCAAGGACTTGCTCTACTGTCTGCGGAAGCAGGCGGGCAGCGACCTGCTCAACGCCACCGGCCGGATCTCGACCGTGTCGCGGTTCTTGGGTCACACCACCAGCTCAACGACTGAGCGGCACTACGCTACGATGGATCAGCGGGTGGAGCTGCCGGATTAAGGGTCATTTAAACGTGAGCAAGCCAAGCCATTCGGCGATGGCGGCAAGGATGGCCATCGCGCCAACCGTTGCCAGCACAACGTAAACGAGAGCTTTGCGGCTGTGATAGCTGCCGATTTCTTGTCCGCAAATCGGACAGGTTTCCGGTTGTTTTTGTTTCGGTGCATTCATTGTGTGACGATGAGATCCGCCTTCTTCGCCGGCTGCGGCGGCGCCCAGGGCAGCGTGAAGACCACCCTCGAGGGAATCCGCTGCCTCTGCCACCACATCTTGGTGGACTGCATGCCGCCGGTGATTGGCACGGCTTCGATGATGGTCAGCGGACCAGTGAATCCGCCGTTGCTGTCCGCTGGGAGCATGATGACGCACGGCGTTATGCCGACCCATTCTTCGTTCACCATGACCATCATGCCGGTGGGAATGCTGTGGACGGCCATGGCTCGAGCTTTGGGTGCGGTGGGCACGAAGGGCTTGGGCTCCGGCGTTGTCGCGCAGGCGGCGAGGAGCGCCGCCAAGGCCAGAGGAGCGGCGTGTCTGGCGATGGCGGCGATCATTCGGCAACCTCCAAAGGCAGCGCGAGCTGCGGATCGGCGGCTTCTTTGCGCGCTAACTGCACCATATGAGCGTGCCGGATGACAAGCTCAGTCAGCTTGAGCGCGGCAGCCACATCGTAATCATGGACGGCGTTGAAGTTGGCGGCGGTCTGGGCGATGGCGTGAGTGTTCATGTTAGTTGGACGCCGAACGAATTGCCCTGGCGAGACTGTCGCAAAAGAATGTCGCGCAGTAGTCAGTGATGGGATCGTTGTGGTCGTTGATTGAGCGGAAGCCGATGCACGTTGCTTCGTCGCTGCGGCCGTTACGGCTGAACTCGACGACGCGCCGGAGCCCCCGCTTCGACGCGGTGAAGAAGCGGTCGTCTTGCGTTGCAACGGCGAAGCCGTTTTTCTGCAGCTTGTTGATGGCGTTTTGGATTTTCATTGTGGTGTGGATGCCCGAGGATTGGACCCGGGCGTTGCCAGTTAGGGTTTGCGGCGAGCCTTTCGGGCCTTGCGCTTATCGGCGCGTTCCTTGGCGATCCGGCGGCGGACGCCATCAACGTAAAGCTCAGCCGCCTCGAAGCAGACCTCGCTCTTGCTGCGGCGTCCAACCTCGCGGATGCCGATGATGCCCCCGGGATGAAGGCTGATGACTAACTCAGCGCGCACGCCATAGGCGGCTGGCCGAGTGACTGCCCTGCGGGCAACGGGTTTGTTAAGTGCGGTCATGGTTTAGCCCTCAAGAATCTCGTTGCCTTCGATATCCCAAACGCGACCATTAAAGCTGACGTGACCAACCTTTTTGCGGCCCTCATAGATGTTGCCACCGGTCCAGTTGCCGCCGCCAAGCTGATTGCGGCGAATGAATGCGCTGCAAGTCTTGGATGCCTCTGCAAAGCTGCTGACAGGCACGTTTTGCGTTTTGCCACTTTCTTGTGGCTCGTTCCAGTAGCCGCCATCAATGTCTGGATTGCTGCGGTGTGATAATTTGACGATTAGGTTTTTCATTGTGGTGTGTTTCTTGCGGACCCTTGCGGATCTGTCGTCAACCTATCAACCATGTCCCAATCTGTCCACAACTATTTTCAGTCAAAATAAAGATAGTTTCTAAAGACTGATCCCCAGCGACTTACGCCAGCAACTTCTTGAGGGCGACCTGGGCTTTGTTGGACGAGTTGATCAGCATGCGCCGGAACTGCTCCGTCAGCGGCCCGCCGAATGCCTCCTCGAGGTCCAAGAGGAAGTCCACGGCAACGCCGGCGTACTTGGATGCGCTGAGATTAGCGGCCTCAGCGTGGCGTAGGAGCCGTGCATGGTTGCCGCTACTTAGGTTTGCATGCACCGATCTCCGGGCGCCGACCAGTCGTTTGTTCGTTTTCATAGGATTCACTTAGGGACACTTCGGGACATTTGTCAAATAGGGTCTTGGCCCCACAAGTGGTGAAAAATATGTCTTGCGCTGTCCACAACTGTCTGCGAATCTCCACGCATGCACGCCCACCTTGCATTGACTGTCAGCGAAGCCGCGCAAGCCCTGCGCGTTCGCAACGCCACGCTCCGCGGCTTCATCGCCAGCGGCGAGTTGGCGGCGTTCAAGGTCGGCCCGCAGCGCGGCACGCGGATCAGCGTCCGGGCACTTGATGCTTTCATTGCCGAGCGCACTTTCAATGTCTGCCATGTGGACACATGTGGACAGGCTGCAAAACAAACCAACACACCACAACTATGACACCCACACCACTGGAAGTTATTAGCTACCTCACCGATGCGACCTTCATGTCGCTCGTTGTCCTCCTCGTTGTCGGCTTCGTTGCCCTTAACGCAATTAACAAGATCGGAGGACGGCGATGATCGACCTGCGCGTTGATGAGCCGTACGCACCCGAAGCTCTCTGCGAGTGCGGAGACGCCGAATGCCTTGGCGATGCCAAGTGGCTGGCCGAGGCGACTGCGGCCATTGTAGTGCAGCTGGCCGAGCAGGCACCGGGCCTTGACTCGCCGCTGCTGCGACTGGTCAAGGAGCGCAACGCAGCGAGGGAGCTGGTCAAGAAGCTCTTGTACACGGCGCATCTTGGTGATGCCTCGCAGGATAAGTTTGATGCGCTGTCCGAGGCGCACAAGGCCGTCTTCCAGTGGAAGGGCGGTGCCAAGTGAAACATTACCCAAGTGCGTGGGCGCCGTTTTTCGGCAGCAACGTCTACTGGCAGCGCGACCAACTGCGCGAATTGTCCGACGACCTCATCGATCATTGTGGCGAGCTGCTGACCGAGATTGAGGAGGCCCGGCCATGAGCTACGAACTCGGAGACCCGGACGACCGGTGCTGTGACGAGCAGCGTGAGGCTGACATTTGGAATGCCGCTGAGGATGCGTGCGGCCGGCTTGGCATTCCCTTTGACCCAGTGCTTGAGGGGCTGGTTGAGGAGGACGCATGAGCCATGTGGATTCTGCCTCGCCAGTTACACACGTCAGCCTTTGTGCCGGATACGGAGGCATTGATCTCGGACTTAGCCGAGCAATCCCAAGCCTGCGCACAATCGCTTTTAGTGAGATCGAAGCCTTCGCCTGCGCGAACTTGGTCTCTAAAATGGAAGCGGGACTCTTGGACCCAGCTCCTATTTGGACGGACCTTAAAACCTTCCCATGGGCCGAGTTTCACGGCTGCGTGGACATCCTCTCTGGCGGCTACCCGTGCCAGCCGTTCTCAGCCGCTGGCAAACGCCTCGGAGCCGAAGACCCCAGACACCTCTGGCCATTTATTGCAGCCGGAATTGCTGCAATGCGACCAGGTGTCTGTTTCTTTGAAAACGTCGACGGACATGTCTCGATGGGGCTTCCCGACGTGCTGCAAGACTTGGCAGGAATGGGTTACAGAACGACGTGGTGCGTGGCGTCAGCGAGTGAATGCGGCGCGCCTCACCAGCGGAAAAGGATCTTTATCCTGGCCCACCGCAACGGCGTTCGACTTCAACAATACGCCGCTCAATCGGATCGACGGCACTGGCAAGACCTACAAGAGCAATCTCAAGGAAGCGGTGCATCAGAATTGGCCGACAGTCTGCGCCAGCGAGGTGCGTCAGGGCTTTCAAGATCGCTCGCGGGGCATGAAGGGTTCGCAGGAATCGCTGACGACTGCGGTGATCAAGCAATGGCCAACGCCGAACTGCATGGACGTGATCACGCCAACGCGAGACCTCACGCAGATGGAGTCGAAGGGCCATTGGGGCAAGGGCATGAACACCGGCAAGCTGTCGGAAATGGTCAACTATGGCCAAGCCGCCCCGGCGAGCAGCAGTTCGCTTGGGAGCCGCCAAGGGTTGTGGTTGACACCAAGGGCCAACGAGCCGGACAGCGATCCGAACTTTGCAGCGAGGAATGCGGATCGCGGGGCGCATTGCCACGGGACGTTGAGCAGTCAGGCGAAGGCGGAACAGTGGCCAACGCCGGAAGCATCACAAGGCGGCAGACAGGGCGGCAGCTTCAGCCAGCAAAGCTGGAAGAATGCGGACGGCTTGCCGCGGCAAATGAGCTTGGCTCAAGCGACCAAGATGTGGCCAACGATCACAGCCCACACGCCGGACATGGAGAGCAATGGTCCGAACGGACATCAGGGGACTTATCTAGCGGGTGCGGTGAAGCAATGGATGACGCCGCGCGCCTGCGAAGCGCAGAACCCGCCGATGGGCGTGGACAAGCGGCACCATGGGCTGACGCATCAGGTGACCAAGCAATGGGCAACGCCCCGCAGCGCGATGGCGTCCATGCATCCAGAATATGGGGAGCATTGGAACGACAATCGCGGCGGCGAGTCGATAGCAACTCAGGTATGGCGCGAGGAGCAATGGGGCACGCCAACAGCCCGCGACCACAAGAGCGGCCGAGGCAACGAGGATCGGCAATACAAGGAGCTGACGCCGATGGTGGAGAGAGCGCAGGCGGGGAAATTAAACCAGAATTGGGTCTGCTGCTTGATGGGAGTGCCGATGGGTTGGGTGGACCCGCTGTGTCCGGTCTCAGTGATCAAGAACTGGCCGAGATTCGTCACTGGATGGGCGCGTCCACAAACCGCACAGATTCCTTGCGACTCCTCGGCAACGGAGTTGTGCCTGCCACCGCAGAGCGAGCCTTCCGAGTTCTCGTTAGCGAGCTGATGGAGCACCAGCCATGACCGTCCCTAGCCAACTCCCCGCCCGCAACTACCACGGCACCCGGCCATGCATCCCTGTGGATGCACTGCTGACGATCTGCCGGCGCATTTCAACCAAGACCAAACCATGAGCACCAATACCAAGAACCAGACCAACCGCATCCTGCGCTACCTACGCACCGGCCGCGGCATCACCCCGCTGTCAGCATTCACCCGCTTCAAGTGCATGCGCCTCGCTGCACGCATTGACGAGATGCGTGACGCTGGCATCCGCGTGCGTAGCCGGATGATGAACCGCAACGGCAAGCGGTTTGCTTGCTACCGGCTGGCCTGATGAGCCGGGTCGTCAACCGCGAGATGGAGACCTGGGTCTGCAATGACTGCGGTCACATCGTCCTCAAGACGCGCAAGCATTGCCATCAGTGCGGAGGCGACGAGCCCAACTACGATTACCTAATTGAGTCAAAGACTAGCTCCATCACTGGCATGGCGCGCAACCCCTACAGGCATCATACCGATGACAGCTAGCAAGCTCTGCGCATGGCAGATCGAGGACGACATCTGGCATGTCCAGAGCCGCGACCCTTGGCTGTCTGGCGTCCTCCTAGACATGGGCATGACCAAGATTGCCCGGGCGATCAAGGGGGCGCATCTGAACATATTTGAGACGGACCAGGGCATTGAAGCGGTGCGGCCGTTGTTGCGTCGGCACAAGGGGAGGATTTTGAGGTAACTTTATGGCAAGACCGCGGACAACATCTAAGCCCCGCAAGAAGGGCAACACCAAGGTCGAGGTCATCACGGCTGAGGACGGCAGGGAGATCGTCAAGGTACAGGGCAGCACCGGCATGGAGGTTCCCGAGGCCAAGGCGCAGCAGATCATGGCCGCCCATGTCGCCGGCGTGCCAGTCACGCAGATCTGCCGGGCGTTTAACACCAGCTACCACACCGTGGTCGCCTTGGTGCGCAACCGGCCGGAGCTGCTTGAGAAAGCGCGGAGTATTGCGGCAAACAATTGGAAGACTTTGGCGGCGATTGGAACGGCGGAACTCTTTGATCGCCTTCCAGATATGAAAGATCACGCGCTGACCGTGATGTCCGCAATTGCAACGGAGAAGTCGGAGCTACTTAGCGGCGGACCTACCCAGCGTGTGGAGCATGTCATGGCCCCGTCGGCTGACGAATGGCTGACCTTCGTGAGTGGCTTGAGGAAGGGCTCTGAAGTGATTGAGGGGGCGTTTGAACCGGTCAGCGGTCCCGCGGCCGGCCCTCAAAAGGCGGCCGAACTACCCGCACCTAGCCCCAAACCCGATGACTCCGCACATTGGACCCTTGAGGATGAGGGACTTACGCTATAACACAATACAATATGCAACATATACAATGACTAATAAACGCACAGTAACTCTCGCATTCCTCTGTAGGACAGGGGGGGAGGGGGTTGCCGGTCCGCGGTTTGCGCAATACCCCCCACCGTTTCAGTCTCCCGAAATTTTTCACTAAAAGACCCATGCTAAACCAAATCATAGCCCAGTTCAAGCCCGCCCCGCAACCTCAAGCCACCCCGGAGCCCAAGCCTGCAGCCGCCCAAGAGACCGCCCTTAAGCCCACCGGCGCCCCCTTTGCTGTTGGCGAGGAGGTCACCGCGGCCGTCTCGGTGAAGTCCTGCCCCCACCCTAAGATGCTCTTCATTTTGCCCCCCGGGTTCGACGGCCCGGCGGTCACCTATGTCCAGACCAAGGAAGACTGGAGGACCAACGACCGGATCAAGGTGCGCTTTGCTAGGGTCCGCCCGGACGGCACCCTTGAGTTTGACGGCCCCAAGGGTGCCCACAGGAACAAATTCGGGAGGCGCAGCTAGATGTCTGTTGCCGCCACCAACTTCGTCTGGTACGTCAGCCCCGTCGAGGGCTCCGACCGGCTTGTCCTGCTGGCCTTGGCTGACTTCGCCGACGAGGACGGCAACTGCTTTGGCTCTTGGGGCAAGCTCTGCCAGAAGACCCGCCTGTGCCGCGCCACGGTCGCCAACAGCCTCAAGCGACTCCGCGATGCTGGCCACCTAGTCATGGTCGAAAAGGGCCACCGCAAGCTGGCCGGCGACGGCGCCGAGGCTTCGATCTGGAAAATCCCCGGCGTTTCCGAGATGGGTCTAAAACTTAGACCGGTCCAAGATCTAGACCCAAGTGGTCTAAATGCTGGACCCAAGTGGTCTAAACGCTGGACCCAAGTGGTCCAAGATTTAGACCCCAACATAAAGAAACATAAAGAACAGGAAGAACGTAACGGCGCTGACGCGCCAGCTCCGGCAACTGCGTTGCCTTCGCCACCTTCTTCCCCTGTAGCAGTTCCGCGTCCGAAGCCGCCCAAGTTCGATCCCGCCACCCTTTCCCTGCCCCACGGCGCCGGCCTCGCCAATGCCTGGGCAGAATTCGCTCAACACCGACGCGAGATCAAAGCCCCGCTTACTCCGACAGCCGCCCAGCGCATTGTCGCCGACCTCGCCGCCGTCAATGAGGCCGCCGCCGTCGAAGCCCTCCGCAAATCCGTCAAGCACGGCTGGCGCGGCGTGTTCGTGGACGCCCCCAAGGAGACCGCAAAAGTCCTCCACATCCCGCGCACCGGCCCGGTGCAGCCGTCCGAGGCCGAGAAGCGCATGATGGCGCTCGAAGCCCTGCAGGAAGAGCGCATGAGAGGGGTAGCATGACCCAAGCTGTCTTCACCATCTGCGAAGGTCTCAACGCTCCTGTCCCGGAGATTGCCGTCCGCAGGCTTTCCGACTGCCGCCGCGGCGACCTCACCGAAGCCCTCTTTATCGCTGGCTGCATCGTCTACGACTGGGAGACCTTTAAGGCATTCGGCCACGACCACACGGCCGACTGGGTCTTAGTCCGCGGCGAGCTACGCCTCACAGTGCAGGTCAAGACCGCCAGTTTAGAGCGCGGCGACTACTCCATTTCCGTCAAGCGCGGCCGCGGCACAACCACCCGACCCTACGCTGCCGGAGACTTCGACATCCTCGCCGCCTATTTGCCCGACCGGAACCAATTCGTATTTTGGTCCTTCGACGACATCCTTGGCCGCCAAAAGGTCCGCTATCACCCTAACCGCCACCGCCAGCCGGGTAACTGGAACCTTCTAGACGAGGTCGCAGAATCTTTAACTACAACTCAATAATTGATTGCCCCCCCCCCCCCCCTACTTTATCAAATTTATATCGCCCCTAGGACAGCGCATGTCCTACCCCCACTGTACCTTTGTCCACATATGAAAACCAAAACACCCACCAAGAAAAAGCCCCCCGCGGTCACCTGCAAAAACAACCAAATCATCATCAACCCCAAGGCCGTCAATGAACTCTTTGAGCAAACCATGGCCGGCCTTATGGCCCTCCGGGATGCCTGGGAGATCAGCCAAAAGGAGGAATCCAAATGATGACCAAGAACGGCAAGACGCAGACCATTGAGGACGGCACCCCCGGCTGCCCATACATCCGGCACCTCGAGGTCCACGCCGCCTGCGACCGCTTCTTGGCGTCCCGCGGCATCATCACCGACCCTAACTTCCGCAAGTCCGCGTGGCTGTACGGAACAACGACCAAGCGAAGGAGGTCCGCGTGATCGGCCAGATCAACTTTGGGCCGGCCGCAGAGGCGGGCATTGGGTCGCTCAAGATCCGCTCCCTCGAGTCCCAGATCGCCGACCTCACCAGCCAGCGCAAGATGCTCCGGCGCGTCCTGCAGTCCTGCGCTGCGCTGACCCCATCCGTGTCCTCAGCCAAGCACGAAGCACTGCTGATGACTGACCCCGAAAATCTTGATCTGACCATAGAAAAACTCTTGCCATGAAGTGGACAGTCTGGGACAGTCATGGACAGACGCCACGGCACACCACCCAGTCTTACTAAGTGCCATGGAAACCCTTGACGGCAACCCCGCAAAAATCACCGCCACCCACCGAGCCCGTAATCGCGCTGCACTTGCCGCCATCACCCCTGACCTATGGATTTCTCCCTACGCCTACGAAAGTTTTCTCATGGTCGACGCAGCGTGCGATCGCTGGCTCAAGCGTCGAGCCGCACTACGGAGGCTCGCAAGTGAACGCACTGCTCACGACATACCTGCTGCTCCTTCTGCTGGCAATGATTGTCATAGCGATCCTCGAGAATAACGACGGAGGTCCGGCCTAATGAAAAAGCAAGCTGTTCCCAACGCGCCCGAGGTCGAAGCCGCCGTGCTTGGTGCCCTCATGTCTGAGCCCGGCATGATCGACGAGATCGCTGGCCTCAACGCTGACCTTTTCTTCACGCCAGCCCACGCGCAAGTCTTCGGCGTCATCCGCGACATCCGCGGAGCCGGCGGCGTTCCGAACATCGTGGCTGTGACGCAAGTCCTCGCTAGCCACGACCGCCTTGAGTTTGTCGGCGGCGCCGGGGCCGTCACCGATATGGTCGCCCACACCGCCGGTGGACCCGCTGCGGTCGAGTACCACGTCCAGACTCTCCGCGACCTCCACGCCCGCCGCGCAATTCTCAACGCAGCCGGCCGCCTGCAGTCTGCCGCATCCGATATGTCACAGCCCGCCGACAGCGTGCTGCAGGACGCCGGCGAGTCCGTCTTGTCGCTCTCCCTCGGGCAATCCACCGACAGCATGCGCCCCGCGTCTGCCATCGTGCCCGGCCTGCTGGAGGAGCTGGAGAAGCTGATGGTGCCCGGGGCCAAGCTCGGCGTAGAGACCGGCTTTAAGTCCTTCGACTACCTCACAGGCGGCCTGCGCCCCGGGCAGCTGACCATCGTGGCTGGCCGTCCAGCCATGGGCAAATCCGCCTGGATGCTCAACGCCTGCGAAAACATGTCCCGCCGCGGCGTCCCGACTTTGTATTTCTCGCTGGAGATGCCCGCCAACGAGCTGGCCAGTCGCGTTGTCCTCGGCCGCGCGGAGACCAACATTGAGGTCGTTCGCAATGGCTTCCTCGACCACGCCAGCAAGCTCCGCATCGTGCAGGCCGCCGACCAGTTCGCCACGGAACCCCTCTACGTTGATGACCGCGGCGGCCTCACCATGTTGGACATCCGCGGCCGCGCACGTCTTGCCGTCCGCCGCTGGGGCGTGAAGGTCATCTTTGTTGATTATCTGCAGCTGGTCAGCCACGCCGGAGCCCAGTCCCGCGAGAACGAAGTCGGCTTTGTCTCCCGCGGCCTCAAGGCCATGGCCATGGAGCTGGGAGTGCCGGTCGTTGCCGCCGCTCAGGTAAACCGCAACGCAGAAAAAGCCGTCGACAACCGCCCGAAGATGTCCGACCTCCGCGAGTCCGGCAGCATTGAGCAGGATGCCGATTTGGTCTGTCTACTGCACCGGCCTGCGTACTACGCCGCCGACCAAGAAACTGAACCCGATCCGCAAGACGCCGAGCTGCACATCGCAAAACATCGAGCCGGCGCGACCGGCAAGGTGAACCTTATTTGGCGCCCGCGACTGACCCGCTTTGAGAACGCGGCCCTCGGCAACCGCACCACAGACACCGCCGACACCGTCTACGCACCGTCGCGTCAAATGCAGGAGGTCTTCTACAAATGAACTCCCGCGCGAAAGGAGCCCGCGGAGAACGCATGTGGAGAGACGAGCTGCGTTCCGCATTCGGTGATTCCGGCATCCGCCGCGGCCAGCAGTTCAGCGGCCTCGGCGATTCGCCCGATGTCGTCTGCCCTTGCCTGCCTGACATCCACTGGGAGGTCAAATTTTGCCAGGTGACGAAAGTCAAAGACTGGATCGCCCAGGCCATCCGCGATGCGAAAGACAAGCTCTTCCCGGTCGTTGCCCACAAGCGCACCGGCGAAGACTGGCTGGTCACCCTGCGCGCTAACGATTTCCTCACCATCCTCCGCGGATCGGATTTTCTAGTACCAACACAACAACAACCACAAACCAAATAACATCATGGCAACAAAAACCCTAACCACACCCGCGGGCATCGCTCGCTATCCCAGCCTCAATCGCGCCGACACCAAGTTCGACGAGATTGGCGTCTACAAAGTCAACCTCGAGATGTCCTCAGAGGACGCCGAGCCCTTCATCAAGCAAGTCGAAGCCCTCTTCGCCGAGTTCCTTGATGACAAGAAGCGCGAGCTGAAGAAAGAAAAGCTCAAGCTGCACGCAGCACCCTGGGAAGACAACGACGGCCTCACCCAGCTCAAGCTCAAAGTCAAAGCCATGGGCAAGAACAAGGAAGGCGAAACCTTTAGCCGCCAGCCGAAGCTCTTTGGCTCGGACGGCCAGCCCATCACCGACAACATCGGCGGCGGGTCCAAGCTCAAAGTCGCCGTAGTGCCCTACTGCTGGTACACGGCCAGCCTCGGCGCCGGCATCACGCTGCAACCCAAGGCGGTCCAAGTCCTTGACCTCGTTACTTGGGGCGACGGCGGCAGCGCGCAAGCCTACGGCTTCGACGTAAGCGAGTCCGCAGCCCCCGCGGCCAAGACCGGCACCGACGACCAAGAGATCAGCTGGTAACCAGCATGCCTGCCAAAACACCACGCAAGGCAACTACGCGCAGGGCCAAGGCGGTCAAACCCGCCGAGCCCGACCGCTTCACCGAGGACGGACGCAAGATCGTCCGCCTTGAAAAGACCCGGGCTCACCAGAAGTACCCGCTTAAAAACGGCACAGACGTGCCCGGCGCCTCGACTATCGCCAAGCTCGGCGAGGACACCAGCGGGTTGATCCACTGGGCATGGAAGTTAGGCATTGAAGGGCAAGACTATCGGAAGGTCCGCGACAAGGCGGCCGATATTGGGACGGTTGCGCACTTCATGATCGAATGTTTTCTGCACAACCACGAACCTGACCTCGCCGAGTTTTCTGCAGCGGACATTGAAAGGGCAAACGTTGCCTTCGCCAACTTCCGACGCTGGTGGGACAAGGAAGGCTTCTCCGTCATTGAACCCGAAGTGCAATTGGTCTCCGAGGAATACCTTTTCGGTGGCACCATTGACGCACCCGCGCGTGACCGTGACGGCAAGGTCGTTCTGCTAGACTGGAAGACGAGCAAGGCTATCAACAACGCTCACCGAGTGCAGCTTGCCGGCTACGAGCAACTATGGAACGAGAATCGGCCGGACATGCCGATTGAGCGCCGCGCCATCGTGCGCATTGGCAAGGAGTCGCCAGACGATTTTGAGGTTTCGGAGCTAAGCAACATCGACGCTTATTGGGAAGTCTTCAAAGCAAAGCTGTTCCTGCACTACGCAAATCTGCGCCTTAAGAAAGCAGCCTAATGCGCACCGCCCAAACCATCTTGACCGCCGCGGCCACCGCCGTATGCGGCGAGCGGAACGACAGCTACGGTGCGCCGAGCGATGACTTCGGCACGCAGGCCGCGATGATCAGTGCCTACCTAACGCGCAGCAACGGCTACCCAGTCGTCGTCACCGCAAGTGACATCGCCGCGCTGATGATCTGCGTGAAGCTAGGCCGGCAGTCGCATGCCGCCAAGGCTGACAACTGGCTAGACATCGCGGGCTACGCAGCATGCGGGGCCGAATGTGACGAAGTTGCCGCCCAGCAATAAAATGAAACGCCCCGCCCGCCGCTTCACCGTGCGCGAACAGACTTTCGGCCTTGCCGTAGAGTTTTTCGCAGGCACCCCTCAGAGCACGGCGTTGCGGCGGTGCGTGGCGATCTTGCAGCTTGATCCCAATGACCCTGACAACGCCCCTGACGAGGGCGATGCCGCCTGGGCGATGTGCTTCAACTCGCACGCCGTTGTCTGGATTGAGGACGCCGAAGACATCGGTTCGCTCGTCCATGAGCTTTACCACGTCACCGCGCATGTTCTGCGCCACATCGTGAGCAACGATGAGGAGACCGGCGCCTACATCCAAAGCTACCTCTTCCGCGAAGCGTGGCTTCGCCTTAACAAACAACCAAAACACAAACCATGAAGTCAGGACTCTACGCAAATATTAATGCCAAACAAAAACGCATCGCCGCCGGATCGGGCGAGAAGATGCGCAAACCCGGTTCCGCCGGCTCACCCACCGCAAAGGCATTCAAGCAATCCGCAAAGACCTCCAAGACCCGACGCTAATGGCCGGAAAAGGGGACAGCCCGCGCGCGGTGAATGGCGACTTTTATCGCCGCAACTTCGACCGCATCTTCCGCAACAAGCTGACTGATCACATCGACGCGCACGGACTTAATGAGGTCGCTACCATGAACCATCTGCAGGACTGCGGCATCGTATCGGACAATGCCGTCATGGCTGGAGACGTTGGCAACGCAGACGCAGCAGTCGAATGGCTCGCAAAACAATGACTAGCGCCGTCCTCATCGCCCTCGTTGGTCTCATGTATTTCGCCGTGGCGATAGACCAAGCCCTCATCCAGCACAACGCATGGAACGGCCTTGTCTGGTTTGGCTATGCCCTCGCCCAGATCGGCCTGTGGCATGTGACCGTGCAACCCTAACCTTATGACAAAACCCCGCGACATGTACGACCTAAGCATCGAGCCGACTGACCCGCCCGAGGTGAAGGCTCTGCTTAAGCACGCCAAGGCGTCTGTGCAGGAGGCTTGCAAGCTGCGCAGCACTTGCAAGGTGTCCAAGCTCGCCCGGGCGTTTGCCGAGCGCAAGGCACGCCGATGAATTTACCTGACGGCATCAAACGCTCTGCAGCGGCCTGTTATGTGGTGTGGCGGCCGAGAGCAAGTGGTGTGAGCGAGCGGAGGGGTCTGCAGCCAACCTCCGCGCCGTCACTTTTGCGATGATCCACGAATTTCAACGCATCGTCCCGGTGGAAACGCCGGTCGGCTACGGCAGCCTGCTCTACGTTGAGTCTGGCGGGCCGTTGAGCAATGACATCTTTGCCGTAGTCCTCGAGGACGGCGGCAAGATCCGGCACTTCCGCTCAGACCAGGTCACAGTTTTAGAAAACCCGACGATGGACATCGTTGGACAGGATTTTAAGGACGCCGAGACGGCTTAACAACAGCTCGGGGGAGCTGGCCCGGCGCAGGGCACCGGCTCGGCGTCCTTTTGCAACTTAGAGGATAGGACCGCCGCGGAGACGGCGTGTGGTATGGAACTAAACGAACATCAGCGGCGCTTTTCGCCATCACAGCATCCGGTCATGGTCCTAGATTATGACTATTTGGCGTCCGTTGACGCCGCGACCGGCTGGGCGTACCTCAAAAAGCGCGAAGAACTCATCGCGCAAGAGTCCGCTGACCCATTCCGCAACGGCTACATACCGCCGGTGTGGCGCCGAGCGTCTGAGTTGCTGGAAAAGCACCGCGAATTGCTTGTCATGGGTGGAAACAGGTCCGGCAAAACCGAGTGGGCGGCCAAGGAGGTCATCAAAACGATGTACAGCAAGCCCGGCGCGGTCGTCTGGTGCTTTCAAACCACGGCTCCGAACTCCATTGAGCTTCAGCAGCCCCGAATTTGGAAGTACATGCCGCCGGAGTGGCGGAACGCGCGCAAGGGCCAGGTCACAAACATCACCTACAGCGTCAAAGGCGGCTTCACCGAGGCAAAATTCGTTGCGCCTAACCAGGCGGTCTGCATCTTCCGCAATTACGCCCAAGATCCCTCCACAATCGAAGGCGGCGAGATCGATGCCTGCTGGTGCGATGAATTGGTGCCGCTTGATGTCCTAGAAACCCTCCGGTTCCGCCTCGTTGACCGCAACGGCAAGCTGGCCGTGACTTTTACGCCGGTGCAGGGCTGGTCGCCCACCGTTGCTGATTACCTCAACGGCGCCAAAAACGTGCAGGAGGTTGACGCCGAGCTGCTGCCGCGGAAAGACGCCGAGGGCAAGGTTGTTGGCTACGAACAGGTGCCCATCGAGCAGATAAACCCCAAGGGCCGCCCGGTCCTCTACTTCCACACGCAGAGCAACCCGTGGGCCGGATGGTCCCGCATGAAACGCGAGCTGCAAAGCGAGACCCGGGAGAAAATCCTCACGCGCGCGTACGGTGTGCCCACCAAAGCCATCGCCGGCCGCTTCCCGCTCTTCAATCCCAAGGTCCACGTCATTCGCCATTCTGAAATACCGAACGGCACTAAGTATCATTGGGTCGATCCGGCCAGCGGCAAAAACTGGTTCATGCTCTGGACCGTCTTTGACCCCGCCGGCCGCACCATTGTCTACCGCGAATGGCCCAGCCAAACCGAATACATTGAAGGCGTTGGCTACGCCGGCGAATGGGCGCTCCCAGACGGCAAGCGCATGGACGGCCGCCCTGGGCCCGCCATGCAAGACTTCGGCTTCGGCCTTCAGCGCTACAAAGACGAGATCCTGCGCGTTGAGGACGGCGAGCCCATTTTTGAACGCTGGATGGACAGCCGGTATGGGCATTCCAAGACCCTCGGTAAGGAAGCGCCCACCACACTCATCGATGAGATGGCGTCCCTTGACATGTTCTTCACCGCGACCCCCGGCGACAGCATTGACGAGGGCGTTGGCATGATCAACGACGCCTTGTCATACAATCCCGAACTCCCGGTAGACGCCCGCAACCAGCCGCGCCTGTACATTAGCGAAAACTGCAAAAACACGATCTACGCTTTGCAGACCTACACAGGAGCAGATGGCAAAAAGGCTCCGACCAAAGACCCCATCGACGTGCTGCGCTACATCTGCCTCTCCGACGCCATGTTCATCGACGGCGGCTCCATGAGGTCCCGCGGAGGCGGCAGCTACTAATGACTACGCTCTTCCGGGGCCAAGTTCCACCGCCAGACGACTGGAAGTGTGCCCCCGGCGGCCATCCCTTGTGCCAGGTCTGCGAGCGACCGCTCACGCCTAAATGGCTGCGCGACCCGCAACTCGGGCCGTGCTGCATTGAGTGCGCGCCATTTGTGGTCAGCGCCGACAAGCTGCTTCGCGGCATACGAATCGCCCGATAGTTCAAGCCACTTTAACTACTAACCAAAAACTATGCAGATCAACATATGTACACGCCGTAAACATGTCCCAATTGACATGTACAAAAACCCCGAAGATTTCGACACGTTCGCCGCCCTGGCCTTCCCGCGGGAGCAAGCGCCGGCTGCGTGGCTCGCCGTCATGCTGGCCCTGCAAGACCGGATTGCCGATGCTGTCCTTTTGGTCAGCGCGATGGCGACCTCGAAGGAGCCGGGATTTGTCGCACACGCCGCCGGCCAGCTGAATGCCCTGCAGGAGCTGTGGGACGACCTCGAGCAGCGCAGGGCTGAAGCGGCGAAGCTCTAGTGTCTTTTCGGTCCAACGAAATTAGTGCTGGACAAATGTACAGCTGTCTGCCATACTCTTTGCCATCGAATAACGGAGTGCCCCGCTGAGTCGGGGCTGTGGTTTGTTTTATTCGGTCGGTCTTGGTGACGTTCACCCTGGCACCATCTTGGGAGGTTTAGACCATGGAGGAAGGTAAGGTTGCCGATCAATCGGCAGGAGAAGTTGATGTTTTAGCGTCCGCACTAGGCGACTTGGGTTTTTCACCTGAGCCGGCAAAGGCAGACAAAAGCGAAGCATCAGAAAGCGATAGCGATCTTTCACAAGACGAAGAAGACAAGCCGGAGACTGAAGATCCGGCTGAAGATGTTTCCGAAGCTGAAGAAGCTAAGGAAGAACAGGACGAGGACGAGGAAGATGTGCCGCGGGAGAAGATCCAGCGCCGCATCGATAAGCTCACCGCCGCCCGCAAGTCCGCCGAGGAAAAGGCCACAGCCCTAGCCGCAGAAGCGGAGGAGGCCAAGGCCAAGGTTGCCGAGTACGAAGCGCAGCTTAATGAAGCCGCCCGCCCGGTCCTTAGCCCCACGGCCGACAACCCGCTGGCCGATGTGGATACCCAGGAGGCACTTGATGCTAAAATCAAGAGCGCCCAAGAGGTCCGCCGCTGGGCACTGCGTCACACGGACGGTGCCACCGTTCGTAGACCGGACGGCACTGAGGTCTATGTGGACAGCGACGAGGTCAAAAACTACCTCATTAAGGCTGACGACGTTCTCACGCTGCACGCGCCGGCCCGCCAGAACTGGCTCGCCCAACGGCAGCCGGCCCTTGAGGCCGCGAAGTCCTTGTTCCCCGACATCTTCAAGAAAGGCACCCCAATGCACCAGGCGTTCACCGCCACGGTCAAGCAGGCGCCGGAGCTGCTGAAGCTCCCGCAGGCTGAATACTGGGTCGCACTAGCTCTCCTCGGAGAGCAAACGCTCATGGCCAAGCAAGGTGCCGCTGACGCGAAAGCGAAAGCCGCCAAGAAAGTCTCTTCGTCCAAAGAAATCGCCAAAACGCCAACTCCCGCCAACCCGGTCAGCGCAACGAAATCTTCCACCAGTAGCAAAGGCGCAAAAAGCGCAATGAGAGCACTGACGGGAGACTCAATGGACGACATCGAGTCATTTGTTTCCGCGGCGCTCTTGTAAGGAAAACCCTAACAAGAAAGACCAACCAATCATGTCACAAGGCACAGTATTCCCGAATTTTTCGGGCCTCCGCGAAGACCTCGCGGACGTTATCAGCATCGTTGATAACAAAAACACCCCCGTCACCTCGACCGCCCGCAAAGGCGCCGACATCACCAACCCCGGAGTTTTCTCCTGGCAGGCCGATGAGTACAAAGACCCGTCCTTTGACGGCGTTCTGACCAACGCAGACGTTTCGACCTTCGACGACGCCAGCTCCAGCCGCGCACTCCTCTCGGGCCGCGCGATGAAGTTCCGCCGCTCGATCAAGGTTGACGATTACACCCAAATCTCAGACATCGCCGGCATCGGCAAAAACAAGGCATTCGCTCATTCGGTTTCCAAGAGCCTTGTTGAACTGAAGCGCGACATCGAGTCCGCCGTCTGTTCCGACCGCGACAGCCAAGAGCAGGCCAGCACCAACCCCTACCGCACCCGCGGTCTCGGCAGCTGGATCAACGCCTCGGCGCAAACTGACCTCCCGGTTGCTGCGGCCTTCCGCACACCGTCAGGCAGCATCAACACGACCGCCACCGCTTCCCTCACCGAAAGCGAAGTGCAGGCCGTGTTGCAGTCGATGTACACCGTCACCGGCACCATGAACTCCAGCATGCTCGTTTGTGGCCCCGAGTTAAAGCGCGCCTTCACTAATTTCACTCGCTTTGCGGGTGGAACTGACAACAAGGCCGGCCTTTCGGTTCGCACCTTCTCGCAGTCCGCTGAGTCCAAGAAAATAGTGGCATCTATCGATAGCTTCCATGGCGATTTTGGAATTTTAGATATCGTCCCATCACTATTTTGTGCCAAGGACCAAGCCTCGGCCGTTCAGTTGGCCCGCGGCTATGTCATGAGCCCTGAGATGATCGAACTGCGTTATGGCCGCCGCCCCCGCTTCCAAGAGTTGGAAGACATGGGTGGAGGCAAGCGTGCGCTCGTCGATGCAATCGCCGCGCTCGTCTGCATGAACCCCAAAGGCTTGGCCAAGTTCGCCGCGACCTCCTAGTCGTAAACCGGAGAATATAATTCAATGAAAACATACGAACTCCCCGCCGAAACTAAAGCCGCAACCGGCTTCACGCACAAGGTTGTCATCACGCACACTTCGCTCACCGAGGCGACTGATAACACCGCCCAGACGCTGACGCTGCTCACCCTTCCGGCTGACAGCATCATCACGAACGCAGCTAGCCACTTGGTCACGTCGTTCCAAAAGACCGGCACCAGCGCCTACAACAGCAACACGGTTGTTGTTGGTGTCTCGGGCACGACCAACCAGCTGATTGCCTCGCAACAGATCAACACCAACGGCACCCCGGTGACCGCGCGCATCTTCAATAGCACTGCGCCGATTGCCTACACAGCGTCTACGCCCATCATCGCCACTGTGGCTTCGATGGCTTCGTACGACCTGGCCGAGCTGGATGCTGGAGAAGTCCACATCTTCTTGAGCGTTGTCGATCTGAACAAGGTCTAGTCCGTCTGTCTTAACACTCTGTCGTCCGCTGCAAGGCGGACGGCAGCAGTTAGGATGGCTGAAACACTTTGGAGCGATCTTGTCGCCGACCTAGGCGATGAGATGCAGCACCTCGTCAAAGAGGAATTGCTGCGCGGTTGGCACGCGGACGCTGTTCTAGCGGCCACGCGCCAGCAACGCATTGCCCAGGCTAACGCCCGCTTGGAGAACTGCGCCATCGAAGGCATCGGCGTCCGCGAGATGAGCATCGATGCCGACAGCTACTGGGCTTGGCACGGCACAAATCCCGGCTGCTGGCAGGACAAGGGCTTCCGCGATTGGTTCAAGAAAAAGAACCCTGAGACGGTCGTCAAATACACACCCCGCAACACCACCATCCTCGTCTCTTGAAACCCATCGACCGCGACAAGATCGTAGAAATCCTCGGTGAGGTTGAGCAGGCCGACAGCGACGCCAGCACCTACATCCAGAGGAAGTTGCGCAACTGGAACACCCGCTACTGCATCTGGCCGGGTCAAAACGAGGACGGCCGCAAGCGCAAGGGCAGCCTCGGCGCCCAGCCATTTCCTTGGGACGGTTCAAGCGACTGCAAAATTTTCCTCAGCGACAATATCGTCCGCGACCATGTTGCGATGTTGACCTCCGCGTTCTTTAAGGCGCGCGTGCAGGTCCAGCCGGTCGAGTCCATGGACATCGACAAGCGCACTGCCGCTGAGGCCGTGCTCAAGTGGCTTTTGTTTCAGCATTGTCTGTCTGACCTCCAGCGTGAGGTCCGCTTGGCTGCCGAATTTAGAGAAACGTATGGCTTGGCCGTCATGGCCATCGACTGGCAGACCACCACACGCACCGAGGTCAAGACGTTCACCATCGATGACGCCATGGGCATGCTCGAGGCCGCTGCGCAGCAAGACCCTGAGCAAGCCGCCAACCTCCAAGCACTCATCGAAGTGGTCTTGGACCCTGAGCAAGAAGAACTCGCCGCCCAGCTCCTCGGTGAGATCGTGCCGGAGCTTGGCAAGCCGGCCAAGGTGCGCGAGCTGCGCGAGAAGGGCATCGTCGAATGGGACAGCCCTTACATCTTTGAGAACAAGCCGGTGTGGACCGCCTTGGAAGCCTTTGAGGACATCATCTTCCCGATCCAGTCCTTCAGCCTGCAGCGCGCCGCCTTTGTGGCCCGTCGGGAACTCCTCACCGAGGTCGAACTCCGCGAGCGCGGGATGATCGAGGGCTGGGACGAGGACTGGGTTGAGCGCACCAGCAAACACAAAGGTGAAATGCGCCGGATCACCGCGAACCTCCATCGCACCGACCAGTATCTCTACGAACAGCTGCGCGACATGATTGAGGTGTGGCACGTCTATAGAAAAGAGATCGACGAAAAGACCGGCGCCGTCCGAGTGACCCGCAGCATCATGTCGTTCCACGTCCCGGACAAAGTCGCCGTGCATGAGATCATGCCATATGCGCACGGCTTATATCCTTTCGTTGAGTTAGCCCGCGAGCGCACCACGCGCCCGCTCCTCGAGTCCCGCGGCATCCCAGAAATCTGCATGACCGCGCAGAACGAGATCAAGGTGCAGCGCGACTTCCGCGTGGACGCCGCCAGCCTCAGCGTCCTCCCGCCAGTGCGCGTGCCGGCTAACCGCGGCAAATTTGACTTGGTCCTCGGCCCCGGCGTCCAGATCCCTGAGCGCCGCCAAGGCGAGGTCAGCTTCATGGAGCCGCCCCGGGTCAGCCAGGGCTCCATCGAAGTCGAGGCCGCCACCCGCTTGGACGTGGACAATTACTTCGGGCGCATGTCCCAAGGCGTGCCGCCCCAGCTCGCCATGCTGCACACCCAGGAGCTGATCGACACCTGGCTTCTCGACATGAAGCTCTGCGTTGTCCAGACGATGGCCCTCGCGCAGCAGTATATGTCACCCGAGGAGGTCGCCCGGGTAACCGGCAACCAGCTTCCCTTCAACGCCAGCCCGCAGGACATCCGCGGCAGGTTTGATATCACCGCGGAATTTGATGCCCGCATGCTCGACGCCGAAGCCCTCGGCGCAAAGCTCGACTACCTCGCCAAGATCCTCGTCCCAATGGACAGCTTCGGCGTCATCGACCGCGTTGGCCTCATAAAATACATGTTCCAAGCCATCGACCCGAACATGGCCAGCATGTTGGTGCAGGACATCGGAGCCGCCACGGCCGCCGAGCAGGAAGACGAGCAAAGCGCATTCGCCAAGATCGCCGCCGGCACCGAGCCCCCGCTCAAAGAAGGAGGCCAAAACGCGCAGATCCGCTTGCAGACCTTGCAGACGATCATCCAGAGCAACCCGGCGGTGCAGCAGCGTTATCAGCAGGACGAAATCTTCCGCAAGATGATCGACGCCCGCGCCCAAGGTTTCCAATTCCAATTACAGCAGCAGCAAAACGCCGTGATCGGCCGCACCGGCGCCCAGCCCGCGCTCCAGAAAATGGCGCAGGACCAACAACTCGGAGGCCCGCAGGCAGCGGCGGCGTAATCTATGGCATTTTCCCCCAACGTAGCCGTTCGCAATGTCGCCGGGCTCAACATCCCGCAGCACGATTACATTGCCTTCACCTACCACGGCGCCACGAACAACGCCGCGACCGTGACCTACCGCGAAGGCGGCGCCTCGGGCACCGTAGTCGCCACCGTCACATTCACCTACACCACGCAGCCGCCAACCGTGGACAACACGCCGCTGGCCACCGTAACCCGCTCGTGACCTATAACGCTTTAACCGGAGGATTTGCTCCTAGCGCCCCCTCGGCCGCCGCGCCGCTGGCCCGCGAGGTAGGCACCTATGCTGACCTCCCGCTCGACGGCTCGGCGCCGCTGGGCTCGGCTTGGCGTGTCCTGGCTGGCTCTGGCATTCCCCTCTACAGCCGCCACGCAGCCGGCGTCTACGTCCGGTCGGCCGCTGGCAATGTCAGCCGCGACAGCGACTACACCTTCGCTGGCAAGGCCGCGCAGATCATCGTGATTAAGGAGGCGGCATGAAGACTGCGACCGTCAGCAGCATCATTACAAACGCCGCCAGCCGCGCCGGCTTGGACGGCAGCAGTATCGACAACCTGCCGACAACTACCAAGACCATCATGGCGGATAACCTCGGCATGCACCTCCGCGACGCCTGGGAGTTTTTTGACTGGCCCGATTTGTGCCGCACGGAAGAACGCACGGTGCAGACCGGCGTGGACGAGGACATCTATCTTGATCTAGCGCAGGCCGGCGAGACGGAGATCG